TATCCAAATTAGTAAAGATAATCCTACTTGGAAAACTAACGGAAACTTTATTGAAGCAATTAACTCATCTATTACTAATATATCTGCAACAGAAGGTGCTGATGAATTAACTCCAAGTAAAACTGTGACGGTGTTTATGGAAAATCAAATACCAAATATTTCTCCAGGAAGTCAAGTCACTATAGATGGAGTATCAGAAAGAGAGTATAACGGACAACACATAGTTAATGAAGTTTACTTCAATGGATTTACTTATGAACTTCCAGAGATACCCAATATTATTAAACCAGTACTATCAACATCAAGAAGAGAACAAGTTATCTTTAGTTTAACTTCAAATTTTATAAACCAAAGTGGAGATTCTGCATATTATTATGAATACTGGGATGCTGGTCTTGGATATTCTACTTTAGTTCCTTCAAGTTCTTTCATAAAACCAATAACAAATTATGAGTATGAATTAAATCTTGAAGAAGCAAAAAGAAATATCTATGTTCTTAAACCAAGATACTTAAATGTAATCTTTAATGATATGGACGATATTATGCCATATAAAAAAGGTTCTCAGCAGTATGTCTCTGAGAACCTTAAGCGTGGTGATAATATTAGACTTTACGAATAATCACTCTTCAGCCAACTTTTGGAAGTATGAGAGTGCATCGTCCTCATCATCGTCAGAAGAAGTTGTAACGTTAGGAAGTGAAGGAGACTTAGAACGATTATAAGATTGTTCCAGTTCTTCCATTACTTTGGTCTCACGACTTACGGGAGCACTGTAAGATTCGTACTCATCCTCTTGTTCAACTACTGCGCGAGACTGTGTAGGAGTAGTTGTTCCACCAAGTCCAAGAACCATATTCATCCGACGCTCAAGTTCTTCATAGGACTTGAATTGATCAGGAGCAGTTACTGCAGATAGAGAATACTCTTTCTTCCAAAGTGCTTCCAGAGCATCATCATCGTCCAGTAGAGGTGCTACGCGATCAAACTCAGACTTATCGTAGTTCCAATAACCATCCTTCTTCACGATCTTGATCTTGAAGTTAGCACCCTGCCAGAAATCAAAAGGATTGATCGGATCTTCATCATCAAACTCAGGTTGCATAGCATTCAAAATCTTATCAAAGATCTTCTTACCATACTTGAACAGGAAAACCTTACCTTCATTTTGAGGATTTGCAGGATCCTTCACAACGTAGATGTTGGAGTAATAAGACAGTTTGCGCTTTTGCTTGCGAACAGTTTCCTTATCTTTCTCGTTACCACTATTCCAGAGACCACGATTGTATTCCGAAACAGGATCTTTTTGACCGATAGTTGTAAGTGAATTTTCAATATACCAACCACCATTTCCTTGGAAAGCATGGGAATACATCTTTACCCAAGGAACTTCTTCACCATCGGGAGCAGGAAGGAATCGAATGACTGCAGAACCTACACCTCCTTTATCCATAACCGCTTTCCAAAGACGCTCATCAGCACCATTAGATGTTGAGTTACTCATCTTTTCTACTTGTTTAACAAGTTTTTCTGTTAGAGATCCAAGTGAAGATTGCTTTTTAAGATTTTGAAATGACATTTGATTAAATTAGTATTTGGCCTTTATAACAACTTTATTCTACTTAAAGTAGAAAGGGATGTCAAGCCCGTGCAATCCTATGATTATAAAAACTTTAAAGTATCTCCTTTTAAAATTTTATTCATTTTCCTCTTTCCATTACAACATCCAGATATATGTCCAGGATGACAATTCAGATATAAAGCAGCATCTTTAACGCTTTCATACTTACTTATTAAATTTCCTTGAGGATCAAATCTGCCAACTTCACGTCTATGTGGTTGTGAAAATTTTAACTTATTTTTTGTGTTTTCTGAAAATATTTTACCTTTATTTGATTCTGATATTTTTCTTTTTTGCTCTTCAGGCATTACATATCCTAAGTGAGACTTTCTTAGATTTTCAATATGACTTTCACTAAATTTCATACCTTTTCTTGCTTCTGATATTTTTTGTTTAGTTGTGTCACTATGTTTTGCTTGATTTCCACCTTCTAATAAATTATATCCATTAGGAAATAAAGACTTCTTTTCTTCTATCCAATAGATTTCTTTTTCATTTAACAACTCTTCAGAGCACTCTTCAATAATAGTAATTGAAAAATTTTCCCATCCATATTTTCTTAAAGCATTATAAAAAGGAGTATTTTTTATTTCTTTGTGATAATTAAATTTATGATCCCTAATTCTCTTTTTATAATCTACAGTTTGTCCGATGTAGATTTTTCCACTTTTATTATTAGTAAATTGGTAAATGACTGACAATTATTTTACGATATTCTATATCTATTTAGGGTTTCCAACTTCTACAGGTCGGAACCTGTTTTGTCAATTTGTTCTTTCATTACCTCAAGCATTTTAGTCATATTATTAAAGATAATGTTCATATCAACATTCGCAGGAAGACCCATCAGTTGAGCAGAATCGGCAATTCTTTGCTTCATCTCTTGTGCTTCAGGATCATCAGACAAACTCAGTCTGGTATAAAGAATTTGCTGTTTATTCAGAAGTCTTTCAAGAAGATCAACGTGTCTCACTTTATCATCCTTAGTCATAGAAGGAAATTGAAATACACTTCCATAAATTTCCTCTTGCAATTCCGAAATTTCAGTCATCTCTGCACGGACAACTTCTGAACTAAAAAAACTCATTGATCCTCCAAAATTATTTGTTTCAAAATTTTACGAAAATGAAATACATCAGTATTTAGAAATGGATTATATTTTTTAATCCGACGACTGACGGTTTCCCACACTGGATCTTTTAGTTTTTTATCAAAGTTATTTGAGTATGCAAAGATTTTATCATAAAGAACCATTGTTTCCAGTGAAATCTTTCCACTCAAAAATCTTTTAAGAAGAACTGGATGTCCTTTTGAGCAATTAAAAACTTCTTCAAATTTATTTTCTTCAAAAAGATGTTCAGATTCTTCTTTAAAAAGATATGATAGTGACTGAATTTTTTTCTGCCAGTTCTTATATCTTCCCTCACCTTCTTTGATCATTTCACCAATCCAAAGAGTTTCTGGATCAGGACAAGATACAAAATTTGCTACGAAAAAATCTGTAACTTCTTGATCTGATTTTTGTCTTGATACTTTCTCAAACCACATTCTATCTTTCCTTTTGTAGAAAGACTGGATTGTTGCTCTTACTTTTTTATTATACTTAAAGTAATCATAGTTATCTTTTGTAAAATGATTTTTCAGTGCAAGGTATTCTCTGTAAGCATCATAAGGCATCATTCAAAAAACCAATTTTGCGCGGGAAGTCTTTTTAAGAAAGTTAAGTTCCATTGCTTCATACTTAATCTTTTCTTTGAGTGGTTTTGAAATAAGTTTTGGAACTGATTCCAAATCAATATTGTTTTGCTCGCAGAAATAAACGATAGCATCAATATAATTCATTTCAACATTAATTTGCACAAGATTTTCAATTTCTTGAGCAAATCGTGCTGGGCAAAAGAATTTACTTTCAAGTACCTTTTCTAATTCATTCTCCATCTGGCCTAATATTGTGATGTACAAATTCTTTAATGTAGCGAACTAATAACCTAATATAATCTGCTTTGTTTCTTTTGTCAAATACTTTAACTTCACCACCAGGAGTGACCATTATAGTGATGAGTTTAACTGGAGCAATTTCTGTAAGTTCATAGTACGCAGCAGCATAAAATGTCTCCTGAACGAAATAGTTTTCAAGCCATTCTTCTGGTTTAATTTTTTCAGAAGTTTTAAAGTCTATGACTGCAAGTTCTCCCTCATACTCTCCAATACAATCAACTCGTCCAGCAAGTCCAAGATACTCAGAGTAGAGTGTGCGTTCAATTGCATGAATATTATTTATCTTATCAAGATAAGGTTTTGCATGATGAAACATAAACTTTGATGCTGGTTGATAGTTCTCCCAAACAAGTTCTTTGTTCTCAAGATAATCTTGACAGACTTGGTGAAAATCAGTTCCTCTTGCAGTTGCTCTTTTAGTGATGCGATTTGCCTCTTCAAGACCTACTCTCTTTCTCCACTTAATGAATATTTCTCTATTATAAAATGAAGTCACAGATGTAATGGAAGGCACCCATTGACCATCAGGAAGATGGTACAAACGAATGCCCCCCGTTTCTTTTTTTTCTAGTTCAAGATCACCTAAGTAATTATGATGAATAAATGTCATACACCAACTTCCATTTTAGCAAGAATATACTCCTTAACAAATCCAGACCTTACAATATCATCTACACCAAATTCAACAATATCAATTGAAGGCATAACACGAAGAATTTTCATAAAATCAATAATACCATTCTTCTCATTTGTTTTAATCAAATCAGACTGTGTAGCATCACCACAGAACATAATTTTAGAATCTTCACCGACACGAGTAATGATTGAATCAAGTTCGTGGAAATTTAAGTTCTGAAATTCATCAACAATAACAATAGATTTATCTAGTGTAGTTCCACGAATAAAAGAAGTACTCCAGAAACTAATCGTTCCTTGTGTTTTGAGATTACCATAAAGCATTTCAAAAGATGCTTCATCAGGCAATTCAAACATATACTTTACCATATTCTTATAAGGAATCTGATAAAGACTTGATTTATCCTCGTGGTCTCCAGGAAGAAAACCAATTTCACGAGTTGCTACAAGTGAACGGACGATATAAATTTTCTCATAAGGTGTTTTTTCATCTAATACATCTCTAAGTGCATTATAGAGTGTAATGAATGTTTTACCTGTACCTGCACAACCATAAGCAACAAGATTTTGATTTTTCCTATAAGAATCAAAAAGCACTTCTTGGTTCTTTGTAAGAGGTTCAATCGTCCTCATTGTGTCTTGATTGATGGGTTTTTTACGCTTCATCTGTTTTGTAGTCATTCCAACGCCGATTGGTTGGTCCTCTCTTCTTCTTCTTGCCATATAAGTTTAAACTGGTTTTACTTTTGATCCCGGAACCTTTGATGCTTTGTGTAGAACATCATTCCATCCAGGATGAGATTTTCTCAATCTATCATAAACTTCCCCCAATTCTCCAGAACTTGGACAAGTAGATGGATCGGACCAATC